ATTCTTAGATTTAAGAAGTTTAAAAATATATGTATCAGCACTTTTCTCACGCTCTGAAATACCTGAGGAAACTGCACCTAATGATGGTCCAAACTCTGCACCAATATCCCTCTCTGTTAAAAGTTCTAATTGTCTCTTTCTATAAGCTTCAAAAATAAGTTGAGTATCACGATTCATATGCTTGAATTATTTATTCTCTATAGTATAATATTAATGAAATGTGTGCTATTTTTGGATCTAATAATTTTAAGGAATTTACAGATATTTACGATCAATGTAAAGACCGAGGTAGTTTTGCTTACGGTGGGTTATTTTTAAGCTCAGATTATGATGCTCGAATGTATATTGAAGGAATAGCAGACTTGCATGATGAGATGAAAGTAACAGATAACAAGATTGGTCTTAAACCAAAAGATTTTTATTACTATCTCGGACATACACAAGCTCCTACAAGTTCAGTTCGTACATTTGAACCTGAAACATCTCATCCCTTTGTATGTGGTACATGGGTAGTAGCTCATAACGGAGTTTTAACTAATGATAAAGCTCTAAAGAAAACCCTTAAAAAGGGTGTACCCTATAATGAAGTAGATTCTTCTGTAATACCTGCTCTCTTAAGTCAAGAAACTGATACTAATCAGGATGAAGTATCAGCATTATGTACTGTACTCTCTAAACTTGAAGGCATATTTGGTCTTTGGATTTATAATAAGCTTTCAAATAATGTATATCTTGCACGTTCTGGTAGTACAATATATGCAGATTTTCTTAGTAATTCTTTTTCCTCCCTGCCTTATAAAAAGTTTAAATCCCTAGATGAAGGTGTTTTATATTTGATGACTAAGGAAGGACTTACTTCTATTGGCGGATTTCAGAATAATTCACCGTTTTTTGTTTTATGAGTAACATTGCCATATTCTCCTGTGTAAAAGACAATTTAACACCTATACTTAAACATAGTGTTGATGTAATTAACGAATATATTAAGAATCCAATTACTGTACATCTTTATAAAAATAATAAAGAAGGTCTTAGCAAAAGGTATAATGAATTTTTATATTCAAATCACAATTATGATTATATTGCTTTCTGTCATGATGATGTTTATTTTGATGATGCAATGCTGGAAGCAAAACTTGAAAAGTATCATGAAAAATATGATATAGTAGGAGTTGCAGGTGGTAATAATTGTAAAATTCAAACTCCGGTTCTCTGGCATATAATGTGTGGTGGTTTTGGAGGTGGTACTCTTCACGGAGCTGTAGCACATCTTCACGATGGAATGTCGATGGTAACTCCTTTTGGACCTACACCGGCAAGAGTAGCTATTATTGACGGTGTCTTTATGTCAGTTAATGTTAAGAAAGTTAAAGAAGCAGGATGGAAGTTTAATGAAAATTATACGTTTCATCATTACGATATTTCAAGTTGTTTGGATGCTAATAAGAAGAAACTTAAAATTGGTGTAGCTCCTATTCATCTCATTCATGCATCTCCTGGATTACGATCTTTTGAAGATAAAACATTCGTAAAGAATCAAACACAATTTCTAAAAGAATATGCTAGCTATTAATAGCATAAGATAGTATTATTATTGCATGTCGAAACTGGATCTAGATTACTTTGAAACAGTAATTGTTTATAAATCTCTAACTGATGAAACATACCTTTCATCAATTGTTGATTATGTAGATCCAAAATATTTTAAGAATGATGATATAAAAAGTATCTTTAGTATTATTAGAGATTTTTTTTCTAATCGCGGAACATGTCCAACACTAACAGAGATTAAGACATATCTTACTACTTCAGAACTTAAAAATTCTTTTAAGAAAGTTGTTGGTACATTTACAGATATTGATAAGAATTTAAATGCTGATGAGCTATCTCAAAATACAGAAACGTTCTTAAAAGAAAAAGCCGTTTTTCATACAATGATGGATGTTGTTGATGACTTGAATAAAAATCAGGTTAATACATCTACTATTTTAGAAAAGTTTGAAAAAGCATGTAATGTTTCACTTACTACAAATGTAGGTCATGATTTGCTAAAGGATGTAGATGTACTTGTTGATAATTTAAATTCAGAAGTAAGTTATATTCCTACTGGTTGGGATTGGCTAGATGAGAGAATAAACGGAGGTTTTTTAGAGTCGGGTAGATCATTATATTTGTTTACCGGTGAGACAAATATTGGTAAGAGTATCTTCTTAGGTAATGTTGCAATTAATATAGCTAATCAGGGAAAGAGTGTTCTATTAGTAACTCTTGAAATGCCAGAGTTAATTTACGCTCAACGTCTGTCTTCAAACATTACTAAAATTCCTCTTAGTAGAATTAAGTCAGATACTACAACGTTAAAACATAGTCTTGAGAATCACGCATCATCAAATCCTAATGCAAAGATTCTTATTAAGGAATTCCCACCATCGACTATTACTATTAGTTATCTTCAGGCTTACATTAAAAAGTTGTTAACTCAAGGGTATAAATTTGATGCTATTGTTGTTGACTATGTAAATTTGTTTACTATTCAAGATGGCAATAATAGCTATGAAAAGATTAAAAAGATTACAGAGCAACTTCGTGCTCTATCTTATGTCTTTAATTGTCCAATTATCTCAGCTACTCAGTTAAATCGCTCAGGATTCTCTACTTCAGATCCTGGAATGAATACAATCTCTGAGAGTATGGGTCTTGCTATGACGGCAGACGTAATTTTAAGTATATGGCAGGAAGTAACTGATCGTGAGCTAGGAGTCATCAAAATGGGTTTTATGAAAAATCGTTTTGGACCTAATTTTGGTAGTTGTGTATTACGTATTGACTACTCAACCTTAACATTAACAGAAGATGAACACGTTAATGATACACAGGCTTTGAGCTCTACAACAAGTACACTCGCAAGTCTTTCACTATAAAACATTGATTTTGAAGTACTGTATGGATAATTAGTTATTATCCACATCAATGAAAGATTTACCAGACGATTGTACAATAACAGAATATGAGGCAGAGCATTTATTTCTGTCATTTTGTTCTTTAGTAGCTTTGATGTATACAAAGAAAATGAATCTTGCAAATGTGTTTTTAGTTTTTCTGCAAAACAAAACGCTTAGAGATTTATTCAAAGTTTACTGTGATGCTGAAACTGATTACGCAGCTGTTCAAATCTTTTTAAAATTCGATCCAAGCCTACATAAAAGTAAATACATTATGAAATATCTTAATTCAAAAGGTTCACCATTGAATAATGATAAGGGATATGTTACAATTTAGTAATGCCTGATTTAGATATTGATGTTTCAAAATTTGAACAATATATCTATAATAATTTTTTAAAGTCAGCTAGAACGGCAAATAACTTGCCGTATAAACTTAGAAAGGACTTTAGTAAGATGAAAGATATAGATATCAATAATCTTAAAAAACTTTCTATATTTTTTAATAAATTTAAACATATTAAAATTGAAGAGTTTTTTAATGCACCGTATAAAGTGTATTCAGATGAAAAGTATTTTGATTTAGATTATTATACTACACTTAAAGCAACTAAAGCTTATATGCTGTATCAACAAAAACTTTTAATGATGAGCCCTGATAGCCAGGAACAGCTTGAAAATATACAACAGTCATTGAGATTTATTTCAAACTTCTGTAAAGATAATAATATCTCTGTAGATGAATATATTAATCATAAAACAAATAACATGTTTTCATTCTTATTGCACTTAAAGGAACATAGAATAAATGTTTATTGTCTATTTGGTTTTATTCTTTTTGAAAAAGCATTTAAGTCAGTTGATTCTGAAATTCTTGCATTTATATTGGGAGAAGACCTAGTAAATAATATACCGACACTAAGAACCAAATACTTTAATTCAATTAAAGCACGAAAGTTTATAGAACTTGGTATAAACAAAATAACAAAATAACAAAATAAAACTTGACTAAACAAAAAATACAAACTATATTAAACTAAATTATGAATACCGCATTCACATCATCCATGTTTGACAGCATTAAGTCTGCTCTTACAAAAACTAACGAGAATACCGCTACTAATGTAAAGTATAAGGATATTCTTAAAACTACACCAGGAAACACGTACGTTGTACGTCTTCTTCCAAATATTAAAGAAACAAGTAAGACATTCTTTAATTATTTTTCATACGGTTGGAATAGTTTTTCTACTGGTCGTTTTGTAACTTGTACGAGCCCAGCAACTTGGGGTCAGCGCGATCCAATTTCTGAGACGTTTTTTAGTATTCGTCGTAATGGCTCTGAGGAAGAGAAGGAGAAGTCAAAGGCTCTTAACCGTAAAGAGAATTGGTTTGTTAATGTTTATGTTGTTAATGATCCTGTAACACCTGAAAATAACGGTACTATTAAGGTTCTTCGTTTTGGACGACAGCTTAATAAGATTATTATGGATGCTATTGAAGGTGATGATTCCGTTGACTTTGGTCCGCGTATCTTTGATCTTTCTCCAAATGGTTGCAACCTTCGTATTAAGGTTGAAAAGCAAGGTGAGTATCCAACGTTTGTTTCATCTAAGTTTGCTCTACCTAGCGCAATTAATGGCTTGAGCCCTGACTCATATGAAGAGATATATAACGGCATTAATGATCTTGAGACATATGTCACAGCTAAGAGTTATGATGAGCTTGTTGAGATGCTTAATGAGCACTATCATTGTACAGCCGATGTAGCTGAAGCAACAGAAGTTGTTTCAAAGCCAGCACCCGTTGCAGCTAAACCAGTACCTGCTCCAGCTAAGCCAACTGTATCAGCGTCGACTAGTATTGACGATGATTCAATTAATGAGCTCCTTAAGGGACTTGAAGACTAATGGATGTTATTAGAGATGTAAGTGGTGATGAGGCTAAGCTGCTTGCCTTACAGTTCCTCGGACAGAATCTTGGGGAAATGAAAGAGCTTGATAAGAATATTGTAAGTAGTCTTAAGCCAATTGCTGGGTCCTTAGACCCTAATGCAATGCTTAACTCTATTCCTCAAGGATCGGCACCTCAGCCCGCACCAGCGCCGGCTCCAGCTTTAGCTCCAGTTTCTGTTATAGCCCCCACTTCAGTACAGGCAGGACCGGTAGTTATACCGTCTCTTGCATCACTTCAAGGTAATACAGTTGTTACTGCATCACAAGTAGTAACAACTGTTCCTCCTACAGATCCTAATCAATTAGAACTTAATTTTAATACTAGTCCTTATACTGAAAGTATTTTTAATAAACTTGAATCTATTGAAAAGAAATTAAAATTAATTATCGAAAGTCAGGAAAATATTGTTGCAAGTATTGAGACCCTTAAAAAAAAGAATCGTGCTTCCGCAACAATATCTCTTTAATGCAGTTGATTAAGAGTAAATTTAATCTAATCTTAAAAAGATGATTCTTAATATTACTGATAGGGAAAAATTTCTTAATAATTTTTTGTTGCCAATTAGTAAGGTGGCAGAGTCTGCTGTTTTAATTGTAAAACCTGGTCAGATTACCTCCTTAATTGCAACAAGTGATAATACTATTATTGTTAGTGCGCAGTATAACGATGATAAGATTAATATTACAAAAACGCTTAATGTACCAGACATTAAAAAGTTTTGTAGAATTCTTGCTTGTATTGAGGAACAAGAAATAGAGTTTAATCTTGAATCTAATAATATCGGATACTCGTCATCTGCTATTCGGTTTAAATATCATCTTTATGAGGATAACATTATTTCGTTACCTAAAATTAATATAGAAAAATTAAAAGCTTTAAACTTTGATGGTAAATTTAGTCTTACTCAATCTGCTATTACTTCCTTGATTAAGGGCAGTGTAATTGCTACGGATACAAATAAACTTTACCTTACGTTTAGAGATGGTATTGTATACGGTGATTTAACTGATCTTACAAGAGCCAATACTGATTCATATGGAATGAAGCTTACTGAAGATTACCAAGGTCAACCATTTATAAAACCAATACCCTTGAATTTTGAAATTTTTCGTATAATTTCTTGTATGAAGTTTAAAACTATAGACGCACAGCTCATTACTAAAATGGGAGTACTGATGTTTGATACAACACTTGAATCTACGAATCTTAAATTCGTTATATCAGCCTTAGAAAATTAAAATATATGAGCAGAAATAAAATTAAAACACCAAGTTACTTTGTAAAGCGTCTTAAGGATAACGGTTTCGTTGTTCTACGTTTATTTTCAGTATATGCAAAGAGCGATCCGCGTCGCTGGACTGTCATGGTTAATCCAAGCGAAAGTTCAGTAATGATTACATGCTATAGTAATAAGACAGAAATGGACGAAACATTATTTGAATTAAATGATGGCGGCCATCGTATACCTAAGAATTATAATATAAAAACAGATAGTATTGAAGTTATAATTGATTATCTTATTACACACGGTGTATCAAATAACAACGATTATCGTGGTCGCAATCGTTATATTGCCAAATTAAATACTAACGATGAAGGACGATCCATCGAGAAAGAGACAGCGTAAAACTAAAGCCTCAAAAGAGGTGAATAAGTATGATCCTAAAAATATAAAGGATATTCGAAATCTTACTCAAAAAGCTTTAACAGCTAAACTTCGCGAACAACTTAATACAAAGGATGGTAATACAAGAAACGTTGAGATATTATCTTCAATAATTGAAGAATTTTTATCATCATATATTATCATGGGATATGCTTTAGATGGTACTCCTATTAATATTATATCTGCACACAATCAACAGGAAGCTGATTCTCTCACAACTCTTATTAATAAGTTTATTAATCACGGACCCTTTAATGATAGCGAATAATGTTCTTTAAGAAAAAACAACAACATCCTATACAACGCCATATATATGCTGTAACTGCTGGATATTATCTTGGTGAACTTTTAGTTTATATTGAAACAATGGATAATGTATTTAAATTTCTTTCTTTACCTACTATGGTTGTACGGGAGATACCTTGCGATAAGTTTAATTTTGGTATAGAGGAAAAAATAATTGATGTTGTTGAAAAAATGCCAAAAAATGTTTTCAATGTTTGTAAACTACAGTATGATAAAAATACAGAGCAAATTACAGCATAAGTATTAAATATTATTATGGACATGATCCAACCAAAGATTATTCAATCACCGATCAGTGGTGAACCGATTCGCCCTACAATGAGAACATACATTAAGGGTAATCAAGAAATTACTGAAGCAATTTATACAGACCCTTCATCTGGTACATTTGTATACAAAGGTGTTGTTTCAGTAAAAAATTTAAAAAAAGCTGAGTAAGCTTGTTTTTATAATAGAGGGCACTATAATCATAGTGTGATATTACCTCAAGCATATACTGTACAAAAATTTTATCAGTACGCAGGCTATCCTAAGTACAAAAAGTACACTAATACATATGAGGCTGGGTGTCCTATTTGTAGGGAGGGTAAGTCGTGGATGCGAAAAAGTAGGTGTTACTATATCGTAGATGATGATTACATATGTTGTCATAACTGCGGTTGGGCAAGCAAGCCCTTAAGATGGATACAGGAAGTATCTGGTCTTTCGTTTAAAGAAATAATTAATGAAGTTGGTGCATACGATATTTTACCTGTAGATATTAATAAGGAAGAATATACCTCCAAAAAGACATTTGAGTCAGAAACGTTACCTTTAGATTGTATTAATCTCTTTGATAAAGATCAATTGTCCTATTTTAAAGACAATAAAGTCGTCAATGATGCATTAACTATAATTACCAACAGGAGACTCAATTCTGCTGTTAACAAACCAGACTCTCTCTGGGTATCCTTAACTGATAAATTTCAAAAAAATAGAATTGTAATACCATTTTATAATGAAGCAGGTGAAATTTTGTTTTATCAGACAAGAGCTATATATGATAATGATAAAGGTATTCCAAAATACCTTGGTAAGTTTAATGGTGATAAGACACTCTTTAACCTAAACAAGATTAATGATGATCTTGAATACATATTCATATTTGAAGGGCCTATTGATGCTTTTTTTGTAAAGAACGGAACAGCTGTCGCCGGTATTCAAGAAAAGAGTGACAAGACACTTTCTCACATTCAAAGAGAACAACTAAACAGCTATAAATTATATAAGAAAATTTGGGTTTTAGACAGCCAGTGGCTGGATTCGGCTAGCTATAATAAAACAAAACGTCTCTTAGATAACGGAGAAACTGTTTTTATATGGCCTGAAAAAATTGGCAAACAGTTTAAAGACTTAAATGACGTCTGTATTGCAGCAAAAATTGATGAAGTTTCTCCGCAATTTATTATTAAAAACTCACACGAAGGATTAAAAGCAAAGCTCTTAATGTCGAATATTAGTCATTAGCAGAGGCAAGATATCCCTTAAGTGATTGACCGAGATTACCTAAATCAGCTGCAAGACGTGAAATCTTTTTCTTTTCACTTGTAGCAATCTTTTCAAACATTGTATCACAAGGAGCTGAATGAAGTTGAATCTGCATTGAATCAGATTTTGTATCATTTAAAAATACAATAAAATCATCAATCTTTGCTATCCATTCATTAAGAGTATTAATTTGAGCAATCTTTACGTGATCTACTCTCTTTTGACGCTCAGCAGCCTGAACATTAAAATCATCAGGCTTAGCTGTATCAAGAGTCTGTGCCATTGCTTCCTTATCATTAACAGGAGTTACAGGAGCCTCATCTGGTGTTTGATCATCAGCTTCTAATACAAAATCAAATCTAGATTTAAACAACATATACTATTATTTATACTCCGACGCTATAAATAATCGTAGTGAAAAAGAAAGTTTTATTCGAAGATGCTACAATGGGCTATAATAAATGGGTAAGCGGACAAGCTTCACGTGAGTTTGCCTCCCAGAGAATGAAATTTAAAGATCTTGTAAGTCAAGATTATGATACTGATCAGAGCCCTAATACTGCAAAAGCTGATAATGTTTTACCCTATCAATTAATAAACGCTGCCAATATATTAAGTGAATTAATTAGTAACACAGTTGGTTCCATAAATGCTTTTAAGAATGCATTAGAAGCACCTATTGTTAAAAAGGATAAAAAATTAGAAGAGGAAGTTTCTACTATTATTAGTCATCTAGAGGATTCAATGAGCTGTCTAAAAAATGTAATTCGTACAGTTGGTGAGGATAGTACAGAAATTGCTGATCCTAACGACGATCGTTGATTTTACAAGTTGTTGGTATTATTATATTAATAATGAATATACGGCTTGTTACATCTTTAATTACACTAATAACTGTATCTTTGTTACTTGCGTTTATTTTAACACTTTTAGGTGTAAAGTTTTGGATTGGATTTTTAATAGCTGTTGTACTTCAATTTGTAATTTATAATGGCTATGTCTCAGCCTTAGATGCGTATATAACTTTAAGAAATAAACAACTTGAAAACGAACGTATAAAGGAATTCAGTTATCAAGGACTTGAAGTATTGTGCCCCTGTAGTAAGAAACGTAAAGATTTTGTTCCTATTCGTCTTAATGATGTTAATATGTATAAATGTGGTGACTGTGAGAAGTCAATTTCAGTTTTTATAAATGCCGAAACAGCGTTACAAACAGAACCCATTATTAGTACAGATACTACGACAGCTCTAGCACCTCTTCTTACAAGCATATCCAATGGAAATTCCTGATAGTATCAATACTCTAACTTCTATAACAGGGTCATCAGATCCTTTTAATACAAAATCAGAAGAAGCAACAGTTAAGGTAGATAGTATTGTTGATACTATTAGACATAATGTTCCTATAGCTGATTATTCTGCAGTTGAAGAAGGCAGAGCATATTTTAAAAAAGATATACAATCTGAAAGAAGTATTATTAAAAATTTTTTATCACTGTATGGTGATACATTATCTAAGTCAGTTATTACAAGTACAATTTCTGATGATGTAAAGCCAGTGGTTCAAAGAGCAATATTAGATAATATTAAAAGTATGCAGACTAGCTTGGATGCAATTGGTAGTATCACAGATATTTTAAATAAACAAAAAAATATTCTTGACGTTAAGCGCGTTTCATTCATAATGCTTGGGTATGCAATCGCCATCATCAAAAAAATATATAACAATTAACACAGAAGCAAAATCACACACTATGACAGAGGATGAATATTCTCGTTGGTTGTGTCTTTTAGAAGGAATTGAATTTGTAAGTAAGCGCGTTGAGCAATTAAAAAAGCGTTCAACAGTAGTTGGAGCTGCAGAAGTAGATTGGGTTAAGCCACTTGCTTTTCAAAAATACATTGAGGAGCGTTTTGGATCAATGAAAAGTGATCTTAATGAACTAGAAAAACAGGAAGCTGAAGTAACTATCTAATATGCATTATATTATTGGTACCAGTTTTGTTGTATTAAAGCATACAAATAATTGGGATAGTAAATTCAAAATAAAGGAGCAATATAATATTTTAAGTATTACGGCTATTGAAAACGGTTTAAAATATATATTTGGAAGTCGTAGTGGTCGGGTTGAAATGATATTTGAATCCGGCCGTCAAGCAGATGGTTTTATAGCTTCACATAAAAAAGAAGTTGTACCGGATTACGACACCATCTATCAAAAGAATACTTCTCTTTAATAATAACCGCCGTACACACTACTGTAATCAGTTTGTGAATAATCAAAAATTTGCTTTGAAGCTACATCAGCACTATAATCGTACGGTTTATTAGCTCCTGATGCAGTAGTGCTTTGTGTATCATCGAATACTTGATTATTAACTGCATCACCCTTAATACCTGGTTCAAATGACCATTCAAATCTCTTAGCCTTTAATAACCAAACATAATGACCACCTAAAGGATTTATGGTGGCAGCATCCTCATCGAGACGTTCTGTTATTTCAAAATACTTACCATCTCTACCACCTGGTCGATCGTTACCATATTCAGTAAGTTGAAATACATCACCCGACTTGGGTTCAAGACCATTAAACGTCGCATAGAAAGAACTAATATGAACAAAAGCTGTTACTTCATCCTCCGATAATAGACCATACTTACTAAGCATTAATGCATTTTCATTTAAGTTTAATGCTATAATAAAGGGCAGGGGTGGAGCAAATTGTTGTGTTGGTTGCTCACCATATAGGTTATCAGCTGATAATAGATTAAAAGTATTAACGTAATAATAACACTGTTGACCGTAGAGATTTATTTGCTCACGCCAATAATTTGATTGAATAATACGTTCATTAGAATTATTTGTTTTATTAGTAAAACGTATACATCCATTATCTGTATAGTTTATGGACCCAGGGTAAATTTGAGGGGTCGGATTACCAGTATAAAAATCACAGCTATTAATACTCATTAGATTATTTTTTTAATGTATGGAAATGGACTACGTTTATTAGGATTAGGTAGAAGAATTTCTGGAGGATTTGTACCTCTAAGACGCTTTCCATTTTCATCCATTGTAGCTAAGTTAAATCCATGAGTCATAGCTATCTCTTCAGCAGCTTGTTGAGATACCGGACCATTTGGAACTTTATGTTTACTTTCCTCTTGTTTAGCTTTTGTAACCATTCTAAAAGAATGCTTACCTCCTAAGTTCATTCCTGGTACAGGCTTTTGATCTCTTCTTACACGGCGTTCATATGTACCGTCACCGTTTTTTGGTTTGTAATAATTAACATATAAGCCACGCTGTTCATTAATAAAATCCTTAAAGCTCTTCACACAGATATTTATACAAAATAGGTACAAAAAGAGACCCTAGTCTTTCAACTAGGGTCTTCTAATTTTAATTTTTGATTTACTGTGTTAACTTATTATGACTTACGGAAATCACGAGGTACTACGTTACCGGAATTTGATCCCTTATAGCTACCCTTAGCTGCAGCAAACAAATTCTTACCGAGGCTCTTTGAGACCTTTGAGTCAACTGGTGTTGGCTTAGCTGGAACCTTTTGTGTATCAGCTGTACCACCCTTTCTAAGCTCTGGCTTACCAAATGGCTTACCGCTACCGTCAACCTTGTTGTTAACAGATCCTTCACCCTCTTCACCGTCAACGTCACTTGAAGCATCACCTTTTACGATGTTGCTGTGACCAACTTCCCAAGGATGCTTACCGCCCTTATGGACTGTACCAGGGATCTTAACTTCTTCAAGCTCTGTAGCCTCACCGTAGTGGGACTCGCTATCTTCACCTTCGGCATCTTCACCTTCGGTATCTTCACCGCCGTCTTCATGCTCATCATTAGCTGACTCGTCACCAAGAACTGTCATAAGAACCTCATGGAGCTTCTTAGCCATTTCACGATCAAGAGTAATTGTTACTTCATCACCTTCACCATCAACAGGTAAATCGAGTGCGTTAGCATCATGGGCTTCAATGTTGTCATCACCAGGAATTCCTTCCTCGTTCATAACAGTTTCGTATAGTTTATCAAAAATAGACTTTGTCATAGAATTATTTATACTCTTCTTTTGAATTTTCTTGAACTTTTTAACTTTTTTATTTACGTAAGAGTTATACTCAGGGTTTCTTGCTGTAGTGAACTTATCACCGTCGTATACAGAAAGCTTACCATCCTCATCAACAGCTGCGACAGGATCAGTTTCATGCTTTACAGGAAGCAATGTTTTTGCACCTTCATGATCAGGACCTGAATCTTGTTGTACATAAGCTTTAGTGCCTTTTGATATGGCAGGTACTACCTTTTTATTCTTTTGATAATCAAAGGTACCTTTTCCAATTCCTGGAGCTTGAACTGGAAAACGGCTCTTACCTTCATTAATTATTGATGCCTCATAAAGGTCACCGACTTCGTTAAATATACGGGATTTATTCATCTACTAAGTATTTATGCTCCATGGCTACTAAAAAACAAAAACAACAATTTTACCTAGGTAATGAAAATTTACCGACTCAGGATGCACAGTTTGATTATGAATCAAATCCAGAGTGGGTAGAACATTTAGTTAAATGTAAGCGCAATATACTATACTTTGCTGAAAACTTTTTTTATATTACAAATCTCGATGAAGGTAAAATAAAAATTCAATTACATAACTTTCAAAAACGTATTCTAAGAAGCTTAAGGGATCATCGATTTGTTATAACTCTAGCTTCTCGTCAGATTGGTAAAACTACCATGATGACAATTTACGCTCTCTGGGTTACATGCTTTCAAGATGACCAACGTCTTCTTATTGTTGCTAACAAGGAGCAAACGGCTATTAATATTCTTAAGCGTATTAGAATGGCGTATGAAAAACTACCTAATTACTTAAAACCAGGTGTAATGGAATGGGGTAAGACATCTGTAGTATTTGCCAATGGATCTAGTATTGGTATTAGTACAACGAGTTCAGACGCCGGTCGTGGTGATAGTTGTAATTGTCTTATTTTAGATGAGTTAGCGTTTATTGATAATCATATGGTAGAGGCTTTCTGGGAATCTGTATATCCTATTATTTCATCATCTAAAAAATCAAAGATTTTTGTAGCCAGTACGCCTAATGGTACTAATAACCTATTTTATGACCTCTATCAAGGGGCTACTGAAACAGATCCTGAAAAGCATAATAGATGGCACCCAGAACGTGTAGATTGGTGGGAAGTACCCGGCAGAGATGAGAAGTGGAAGAATGATACTATTAAACAGTTAGGAAGTAGAGAGTCATTTGATCAAGAATATGGTAATGTGTTTGTTCAATCTGGTGAGAGTGCTGTTGATGAAGAGTTTTTTGATAAATTAAAATTAGAATGTCAGGAACCGAAGTTTGTTTTTGATGAAGGACATTATCTTTTGTGGGATGAACCAAATAAAGATAAGCTCTATGTTGCAGGTGTTGACGTTTCTGAGGGATTAGGTGAGGCAGCTTCAGTTATCCAGATATTAGATGTTACTAATTTACAGAATATTGAACAGGTTGCTGTCTATCATAATCGTAATATTAGTCCTTATAATTTTGTGACTAAATTAAATGAAATTTTAGAACATTGGGGTAAACCTCCGGCCTTAGTCGAGCGCAATAATTGTGGAGCTCAAGTAGTAGATCAATTAAGAAATACTCTTGGATATGAAAATTTAGTATCATATGGTGTTAAAGCAGGAGATAAGGTTTTTAATAAAATTGGTATAGTAGCACATACTAATACAAAGTACAAAGGCGTAACTAATATGCGTTATTGGCTCAATGAACTCAATGTAATTCGTATAAAAGATTTAAAAACTCTTGGTGAATTACGTGATTTTGTTAGATATCCTAATGGAACATGGGCTGCTAAACCTGGTTCTGATAATTGGGATGATAGAGTAATGAGTTTAATTTGGGCTCTTATGAGTTTAGAAAATGAAATAACTGAACGTTATTTTGAAATTCTTGAACTTGATGATAATAAACGTCCTCTTAAACTTAAAGCGCTTGATTACGGGATTAAATATTTTGTAAACCCAATATCTGCTTATAATAACGAAAAAGATCAAGATATGATATCACCATTACCAATTATTATGCAAGGAGACCAAGATGATAAAGACAATGGTATTGCTGATCTTGAATCACAAGGTTGGTCATTTCTTAATCAAGGTAGACAAGACGGTTGGCACTTTTTACAATAATATATGGCAAATAATGTAGATTATATTCAGAGTCCGTTTAACTTATCAAGAAAAGATAAGTTTACACTTGTTTTAAATGTACCAACTGCATTAAGGCGTATAAATTCACGTTTTTTAGATGGGGCAGATAATATAAATCTTGATTTATTACAGTTTGCTGTACACGGATCTGTAGTACCAAGTATAAAAGTACCTAGTGCTAGTGTGAGATACGCTGGTCAAACATTTGCACAAACCAGTTATAGCCGTGAGCCATACGATCCACTTACAGTTAACTTTACTGTTGATAATAGATTTTCAAATTACTGGGTAATTTATAAATGGTTAGATTTACTTAATAATGCTAAAACAGGTATATATGATCAAGATAATTTGGTACCTTTTCCTGTTGCACCTGATAATGAATATAAAGCAATTTTATCTATTTTTGCATTAGATGAATACAATAAACGTATTATGGAATTCAAATATACGGATGCTTTTCCTACAAATTTAAATGGTATAGAGTACAATTATAGAGACGCAACGGAGTTAGAATCGAGTTTCACATTTGAATACTCACAACTAATTGTTACGCCATTAAATTGGGCAGAAGGTCTCTAAAATTTAAAAAATAATTTCCAAAAAGTATAAATACTTTATAT